CGAAAAACCTCGCTATTTGCAGGAATATCCCATCTTGCGGAAGTATTGCCTCGATAGTAAATACGTACAGTAGGAGCATTCCCGCCGCCACTAACTGAAGCATATATCTTTCCAACAATTCGTGAACCAGACGCTGGGATGTAATCAGAGGTAAGGAGAAATGGGAGAACAAATGTATCTTTGTCAGTAACCTCATTCGTAATAGAAGATGTTGCAATCAATATTTCCGATGTATCTGATTTTCGCTCATACATCTTCCAATAGAGTTTCAAGGTTTTCGTGCCAGTGGTTTTTTCTGCTGTGATATAAAAGTTGAAATTCCCGGTCAGGAGTATATCTGGCGTTTCTCCTGTATCCGAAATCCATCCACCAATATAGTCATTATCACTTAGATCAGCGGCCTCCACATAAGTTTCAGCATCTCCAGACGGAATTAAAGAGCATAGTTTGTAATCAGCAACTCCCGAACTCGTATCCACCAGATAATAAGAAGCCCCCAGACTGGTAACGGAATAATCAACATATTCCTTTGTAACGATTTGTTGCAGACTCCCATCACCATCGGTAGCAATATTAGAGGTCAATTCACTGCCGTTCCATTGGATTGCTGCATTTCCACCTGTAGTTCTGCCAAGAATGAGTTGAACACTAACGTCATCGAGATCACTGTTTATAGTCCATGTATTGGCAGTACTTCCGCTACCTTCAATCGTAACATCTGAGGATATAGTCACGCCATGAAAAGTATATGTCCCGGCCGTTGCATCAAAAATACCATATGCAGATGGCCCGCCATGCCTAAAATTGCCATCGCCATCAGCATAGAAACCTTTATAGGTATCGACATTGTTCAACGTTAGACTGTCGGCTGATGGCCCCAAGGCCAATTTAGGCGTACCGTCCAAATTGCCTAATACGATAGTAGTGGCAGCATTATTGATAGCTGCATTTCCACCCCAGAAGTCATGCAAGCCTGCGTAGAAACTGCCTAACCGGATAGAACTGGTAATGCTAATAGACTCAGCGGTTGACATTGAACCAAACACACCTGTTTCACTTACGCTCCTTAATTTGATGTAGACTGTATCCCCTGGCACGTAAAACATGCCCATGCCCTGTATAACGAAATCCTCTCCGCTTGATGTGCCTGCCAGATAGTAAGTAGAGTCATCATTAGAGATGTAAATCTCACTATAGGAGTAGAAGGGGTCGGCTGGGGTGGTAAAACTGACCTTAACCGAGTCATAATCAAACCCAGTTCCAGGTGAGGCAAGAGAAAGACTTATGCCTGTGGCTGAGGAAGGGGGATCATAGGGGTTTGGTAGATTAGAGGCATAGTTAGTTTGATCTACAGCCTCTGCATCGTCATATATGCCAGAGTAGTAGGCAGTTACTTCAAATTGCATCCTGCCATAACTATCCTCACCTTTGGCTGTAATGAGAAAAGGCTTGTTTGTCCAACCAGGTAAGCTATGAGTAATGTTCACAAGGTCATATACTTCAAGATCGCTTGCGCTTGAAAAAGAAGTGAATTTAGCCTTGTAATCTGGATATTGAAATTTGTTGAACTTAAATCTTGCCCTTCGCCTTGCTATCTCTGCGTCTGTAATCCAATAACAATTCTCTTCAAATAGAAGTTCACCATTTACATTAATACCATGTTCATTTTTCTCTTCTACACTGGTTTGTTTGAAGTCATCATCTCCATCCAAATAATGAATACGCACAATATTATAATGTTGAGGTTGCGACCAAGTAAGTGAACCCCTGACAATATTATCTTCTGTAAAAGAATGAACTACAGTCTTGGAAGTTAAGCCACCTGAACCATCTGCAACCTGTCCTGAATCCCAGACAGGCTTCAATTTGCCTTGAGATTGAATTACACGCCCATTGAATGACGACCATATTAGTTTCTTTGCATCGTTAATTGAAATATTAGTGTCGAAATTGTAGTCAAAACGATAACGAGGGAGTGTACCTCCTGATGGCACTTCATCACAGAGAGCCTCCAGGGATTTGAAGGCATTTAGGTCAAGCTGATCAGCGGAATAACCCTCGACATTCAGATACCAATCGTAGAGAATAACAGCGGGGTTGCGGGTAAAAAGAGGCGATCCTCCAGCGAGGGGAGTGCATTTCAACCCCTCCATGACAACTGTCATGCGAGGATTGTAGCCAATCTGCTTATCATTCTTTTCAAAGGTTGCGGCAGTATAGGCAATTCCTCTATATGCACATGCACGAGAGGTAAACCTCCCATCGGCTGTTTGTGTTCGTGTCCCTTTGTATTCTGTTTTGGTATGGCTACCTGTTAAATCAGCCCATGCGATATTATTCACTTTCCATTCCGTTATGCCATTTACCTCACCTAAGCAATGAGCAAAGATTACCCTCAAGTCACTTGCATCAGGTTCATTGAAACGTATCTTATTCCCTCCAATTTTGCACCTTCCATAACACCTGGCGATTGGCACATCTTCAGAGATTGTATTTCCTATCTGGTTTGGGTGAGCGTAAGTAGGTGAATCTGCTTCTACATCCCCTATAAGAAAATCAAGGACATCCCCGACAATAGGAATGTCCTCAAATACCTCAAGTACATCTGTTACGACATCGAATACTTTTCCTATAAGTCCACCCATCAGAGATCCCAGCCTCCAACTGTACCTTTTTCTTCAGCTCCATATTTTTTGAATGGTTTTATATTTTTGCACAGGAATCGGATATGCTTAGTTCCTTTTTCTCTTGCCCACTCCTCTACCATTTCTTTCATTTCACTTGTGATCTTATAATTGCCTTCAGAATAGAAGAAAACAATAAAGATATGATCCTCAATGGTTTTTGTATAGTATTCACCGCCACAAGATAATGCTTCTCATCACCTATAATCAAGGTATCAGGATTGCTAATATTAGCCATTAACCACTGATTCCATTCACTTTTTGAGCAAGGGAAGAACTGCTCAACATGGTCATCAAGGTTTCTTAATTGGATTATGTCTTCTGCTTCAAGTTTCCTGATCATGATTCATTACTTATTTATGGATTTTCAAATCCTGCAATTTGCTCTTTTGAAGGGCCAATATATTCCCCATACTCATAATATGCCTCATCAGCTCTATATTGTTCGTAGAGTTCATCAACCTCAGAAGGTATAGTGCTATGAGGACTTAGATCAAGGCTTGTCGTAGCATCTTGAGGATATGTTGGCACAGCAATATGTAAACATCCAGCGAAATTAGCCTGATTATTTGCGCTTGGCCCCCAGGCATTGTTTGCCCCGCAGGTATCCCATGTTTGATCACAGCCTTTGTACATGACATAAGTACAAGTATTATCAACTGCCACAGGGAGTTCAATATCAAGAGTAACAGTGTGGGTAGAAGATACAAAATCCTTAACCTTTCGATAATACGTCTTGCTACCTTTTGTAATCTCTATCCTGCCATAATTCCAGTAATCATCGGCTTGGGTCAAAGCATCATCTACGAGCGTAGTAGTGCTGCCACTATCGGCTGTCCCTGACGCCTTCAAAGAAGATAGATCGGCATTCCCATCTGTATTACATTCAGTTCCTCCGAACACCCAGGGACATAGACGTTGATAACAAATCTTCAGAGCCTTGCGATTTAATGGCTTTCCGATGGTTGCTGATACTGTCAACCATCTTCTATCTATCTGGGGGCGTTTGTCTATATAACCGTTGAATATTTCATTATAATTTTGGCTATCACCAAGAGCATCCAAATATACACGTTTAATCACTATCCTTTTATTTTGAAAATCCTCATTATGCGCATAGGCAGCCATATCTCTTGAAACATTATCGAACTTAATTGTTGCCCGTTGAATCTGTCCCTCAAGAGATTGGTTAATTCCACTAACCTTTATAGCTTTGGCAGTGTAAACATTTCCACCTGTGGGAAAAGTTATGTTTGACTTACACGCAGCATAACGAAGGGTAGAACTCAATTCTAATTCTACGAGAATAACTGGACGCTTCTGTGCTGCGTCTATCTGGGTAACGACTGCACCGGTAAGGTTTTTTGGCATTATATCTCCTTTTCAAAAATTACTGAACACCGCCAGTATACATTGCCTACGGGCGACATCCTTAGAGACCCATCAACCCATCTCCCTGTCATATCTGCGCCACTATTGACATATGATGGGACAGACTTCCAAGAGAATGAATGATATTCACCATAATTATCTTTGTAATGCGTTAGTAAGGTATCTCTTTCAGAGTTCGTCAAGGCATTGAATTGTAATTCATATTTCTCTGTCGGAGTAGAGGCGATATTCATGTATTCCTTCTTGCCGGACTCAGATTGTGTAATCACGTTGTAATATGCAGGAGGATAAGTAACTACAACGTTTGGCGTTAATGTAAAATCATCACCCGCTGCCATTATGCTCTCCCTCGAATTATTGAACGAATCCGTCCGTCATTATGGTATGACCGTACTACCGCACCTGGGGCGACTCGTTCTGCAATTTGTGTTGCCATTTCAGCATATACTCTCCGCAGTGTGGCTTGATCTTGAAAAACTGGATTATTCATAATAATATTGACGGTTTTACTTTCCCCCGAACCAACTGGAGCTAAAGCAGCCATTTGCTTCGGGGTAAATATCCCTTCATCTTTCTTTGCAATGATTGGTACTTCATCAGGCCCCAATCCTTCATGTGCTCGTGGGGCATGATCAAATACCGCTGGCATTACTGTTTTTAACGTTCCGCTTTCGCCGACAATACCGCCTGTATGCATCTTCTGTGCTCGTATCATCTCCACGTTAGCTAAACCCGCCGCTATCGCCCCCGCTGCTGCCACTGGAGCTAAAGCAGGACCAATAACAGGTATCACCGCTGTGGATTTATAAGCCGCTACTGCCGCAGAGTAGGTATTGATTATCGCCTCAGTAATAGCCATCAACTTATAAGCCTTAAATGCTGCCTTATTCTCTTTGCCCAAATATTTGAAAAAATCAGCCCAATTACCTGCTGTCCTGGCTAAACTATCTCTTGTTAGCTGCGCTTGTTCATCCAGTCTTTTTTTCTTCTCTTTTGTTACCCACTTGTCGATAAGGTTTTGTTCAATTTTCAAGTCTTCGTATTTCTTTGCCTGCATGTCAATTAGCTTGAATACTTGTTTGGTGTAGTCTTGACCATATTCCCCCATATCAGAATACATATCACGAAGAGCAGAAACCTGAGCATCAGTGTCTATAGTCGGTGTAATTGCAGAAGGTGGTAGATATTGTTCCCAATCGAACGGTTCTGGATATTCTATAGCAGCTAATTCCTTTGCTTTTTTGATATAAGCATCCATAGAGGTGTCTACAACATCTGGAGGCAAATATTGTTCCCAGTCAAACGGAGGCGCATATTCAATTGCAGCTAATTCTTTTGCCTTCTTAATGTATTCTTCCATCAACATACCAACATTACCCGCACCACCTGCTTCAGTTACACCAGCAGCAGACGCTTGTACAGCCTCTCTTAATGCAGTTACTCTTGCTTCAATCTCAGAGATTATCTCCTTTGCTTTTTCATAGTTTGTTGGAGCAGTAACCAAATCTGCTAATGCTTCCTTAGCTTTCAACAACTCCTCCTTGTATCCAGCAATGATTACTTTCTGTTCGTTTAGGATTCGTTCACTATTCTTGACCGCTTTTTCTATCTCACTTGTTATCCCCAAAAGCTTCTCTGCCACTCCAGTAGGACTGAATTTATGGAGGAGATTCAAGAGCTTCAAAGTGGTGGTCGCGGCTTTTCTAATCTTATGTAATCCTTCCCAAAGAGGAATGGCGATATATTCCAACCATGCTATCTCTACCACTCTGAATATTTCTTTCCAACCACGAAGAGCATCTGAAACTGCCGCCGCTCCCAAGATAATAGCCTTGAAGGAGGCAAGTACCTTATCTGCCATTTCCCTCGCCCAGTCATCTAACCTTCCTTCTTTTTTCAACTCTTTGATCCGATCAAGGAGCAATCCTACTCCCTCTTTCATGAAATCGAAAACACCCGCCTCCATAACCAGATTCCTGAATTGAAACCAAGCATCAGAAATCATAGACATGGCGCCTTCCCATGTCCTCGACAAACCTTCAGTAGCTCCTCTGAATTGGCTATCCGCCTTCTTCCAAGCCTCCATCATCATTCTTCTGGTTTCTTCGGCGGAGTAATGAACACCTGCTTGAAAACCCATCATCGCCAGAATACCACGTTCACGAAACATATCTGCCGCAGCTGCTCCTGCACTATACATCCGGATAACCTGTGAGGTGGTCTCTTCTATACTCAATCCTGCAACCGCCGCAAGATCACCAATCATTGGCATCCATTCCTTTACTTCTTCAACTCCACCTTTCATTACTCCAGAAAGGGCAGTTGCTGCCCCCATTACATTTCTGTATTCAAATGGTACCCGACCGGCGTAATCCGCCATCTCTCTGAAAAGTCTGTTTCCTTCTTCAACACTGCCCAAAAGATAACGCAAACGTACCCGATAATTCTCTGCTTCTGAAGCAGCGGAAACAAAACTCTTCGCCACCAAACTGAGTCCTAATCCAGCCAAAGCTGTTTGTAAAGAAAAGACAGACCGTTTCACTTTGGAAAGAGCAGCCACTCCACTCTTCTGAAACCTACGAAACTGTGTTTCCGCTTGCATTGTGGACCGTCTCAATGGACCTAAATCGGCTCCAAATGAAGTTACAAGCGTTCCAAGATCAGCCATGTCTTTTCCCCTTCTTGCGATGTATTCTATTATGTCTCTTTGCTAATTCCAACAGAATAACCTTCTGTGTCTCTACCGATTGTGCCTTCTGCACGCTTCTCCTCGTACTGTTCCAATCCGGTATGAAATCACTGGGAGTAGCTTGTTTCGGATGTGCCCCTTTCTTTGAATATATAGCAAGCGCCAAATTGTATATCACGGAACACACCTTTGCCCAACCATAATCATCCCTATACTTTCCAATAGGATCAATACTATCATACGCCATCCATTCACCAACCTGCTCCGACGTCAACTCATCCAACAGATAATCCGGATGAGGATAGCCTAATTCTCGACAGAGTCGGAAGTAGAATTGGCGCTCTGGACGGCTTCGGAGTTTTTTGTTAGATTCTTCTTATCCTCCTCCGAAATTCTATTCAACTCCTGTGCCTTGTTTACAATCAACTCCAATCGGGCTGCACTCATATTCTGGGATAGGATAGAAACATCTTCCGGTCTCAGAAGATTGTTTCCTTCCTCGTCACAAACTGTATGAACCGCCAATTTTGCACGGAAATCATCAAGAGAGCGTTTGAATTCCGATTGCCCTTTATCATCTATCACTTCTTTCAACAAACTCTGTTCAAATCGATCCCGCTCACGTCCAGTCATTTGACGAACGAATACGAATTCACCCTTTCCAAGATCGACTTTCTCCTTCCTCAACTTCTCCTTCTTCAATAAACCTTCCCTTGTCAATACCTTCATTCTACTATCCTCCTATCTATGTTAGCTTACGCCGGCGATCCAGAATAACTACCCGAGTTGACCGTGATTGCGCCTGAAATCTTAATAGTCACTTCTAATGTTATAGGCGTGTCTGGAATCGTCAACGGAAAGCCTGTGACCAACCCTTCAAACTCAATTGAAGTCTCATCATCATCCGGGAGAACAATCTCATAGTTTTGAAGATCATCCGACTCAAAATCAGAGAGTATGGTATCATATCCTACCCGATCAAAAAGCATTGAAAGAGTAATCTCCCCCGCATCTCTGAGTCCAGTAATGAACGTTCTGTAACCCCCCGTGGTGTCAAATGCTGTGGTATCATGTACATCTCGTGACGCCGAAGGCCCCCCGATGTTAGTGATTCCCGCTATTGTTTCCCACGTACTGTTAGTAGTATTCCATCTACGAAATACTGTCCCAGTTCCTACAACTCCCTCTACTGCTGTCATAACTATTTACCTCCTATCTTGTTTATATTGTTATCTTCGATGTACTGAAAACGTTGCCACGAATCTCGCACGATCATTTTCATCTCTATCAAGTAGGGCAGGTTCATCTACCCCCTTGATAAGCAAATACTCTGTACCACCTTCTGATTCTCCATTGATACCATGTAAATACTCCTGGATATCATGTATCAATTCCCATCCCGTTAAGTAACTATTGTTCCTAACCCGTACCTGAACAGATGGTTGATAATAAGCAATTCCTCCTTTTCCTGTCAAAGTTAGTAACGGAGCATCCCCTGGAATATCAAAAACCGTTACACAGTTATCTGGAGATGCTGGCTCTTTCCCAACAAATAGATTAGTAGCAAATGTCAATCCGAGACTGGAATCTGCTTCTAACAATGAGCATATGTCTTTGGATGCTGGATTCACTTCTTCACCTTCGTACTTTCTTTGATTGCTTCCAAAATCCTTTCTTTATTCCTTTTTATTGACGCCACAAAGAAACCGGCACCTGCACCTGGGCGTTGAAAATGCGCACCATATTTCTCATGCACCGCCAATGCATAATTCGCGGAGAAACCCAAACACAAGACAGGTGTCTTTCCTTGATACATTGGAGAAGTGAACCAACTCTGCCTCAGATTTCCAGTATCCACAGGAATCAGAGGAGGTGTTCTATCCATATCATACCTGACTATCCTCGCACCTTCAAGATATCCTTTCATGCAACGTCCTTCAATCCCCTTAATCTCTTTATTGAGATTCTTCATCACCTTCCGAAGACTTTCTTTTTCCACTGTAGTGCTCATAAGTACGCCTTGCGAACGAACTCATCAGTCTTGAAAATCATCGGAATCTTATCAAACCGCATAATCTTCTGCGCTCCATCCACCAACTTAGGATCCTCCTTCTGCTTCTCCGTCAAATCTGATAGTGTTCCTAAATACAGATACCCTTCTTCATCTACATCTTGGTTAACTATGACCTCCGCTCGACTTGTATACTCCACTCCCTTAGAAGTAGTGATTACCTTCGTAGAATCCTCCCAACGAACAGCAATTTCAACTGGGGTGGAGTAAGTATACCCTCCATATCCATCATCTGTAGGGATTCCCCAGTATACCGCAGTCTGCACACTCAACTTTCTAAGAAATTTTTCTATTGGTTTCGCCATCTGCAAGCCGTTCTTTTTCTTGCCTTATATAATAATATACCCCAATCAATTTGAATTGATTTTTGAATAAAAAATCCTTACTCAGCCTACGTTTTTTGAGAAAAATTCAGTAGCTTTTATCCTCTTTTAATCAAATGAAGTTATGGCAGTTAAAGATACTTTCTGCTTTGACATGGCGGCTGCCATTTTCCCAGTTGTGTCCATTGCGAGGACCTGTTGCCCATACAAAGTAGCCTCCAACCCTTTCCCCGTCATACCCTGGTAAGTTACATTCGCGCCACTTGCTCCCGCCTTTTGTATCTGCTGTTCTCTTGTCGCAGCAATCAAATGCGCAGTAAGCCACCGCTCAATTTCCTTCTTATGTCCATCAGAAAGATCAGTATCATCCCCAAGCACCTCTGTCACCGTATGATTGGCCCCAAGAATGTAAGCATCTACAATAGCATCCGCAAGGTCAGTATCGATAATCTGTTTCACTTCCTCTGCTGTAACCCGCGCAGTCATTATATATTCTCCTTATTCAACATTTCTAACGCCGCTTGGCGAACTTCTTCAGGTTTAATCATAGACATTGCTTTTTTGCAGTGTTCACAAGGATAATACCTACCACAAGGAGATTCTGGAAGATCAACATAGAAATTCCTCTGGTACGTATATCCAGTAATCTTCGGATCAGCAAACCCTCCAAATACTACCACGGCAGGAGTATTCATACTTGCCGCCATATGATGCGTCCCACCATTGACTGTCATCACCAAGGAAGCATGTTTCACAATCCCAGCGGCGATTCGAAAACTCGGGGAATTTATTGCAGTTACCTCAGGGAGAATCTTCGTTTTTCCGTCCGGGTCAAATTGGTACACAGGAATTGGAAAATCCTTGACCACCTTCTCCCAACGTTCAAATCCCCAATCCTTATTTTGACTACCTGGTTTTCGAACAATAGGTTCTACAATTGCAAACGGAACCTCTGGAATCAGACATAACGCTTCAGCCTGTTCCTGTGCGGTCAAGCGAATATGACCTGCACGAGCACGATACTTCGTATTCCATACAATTGTCAATCCTGGATTACGACTCCATCGCAAGATGTATGGACGAGCAGAGGGTCCATCAACAATATGTAATGGAGAATTGCTATCCACTGCGGGATGATTCTTCCATACTGGATGATTGCGTGGATTTCCACTTACCCCGCAGATGGCCACAGATTTTCCAAGGATAGAATAAACTACTTCCGCTCTCCCTAAGGCCATTATTTCATCACCATAGCTCATTACATTTTCCTCTAAATACGAATGTCCAGATATCTTCTCTACCTAATTCAATTTCATCATCTCGAATCTCAAGCAAAGTGAAACCCAACCCCTTTGTCATGAAATCCATGAAAGAAGTTTGCGTAAAATAATAATAATGCTCATCTTTTCGAAGATGCTTCGATTGCAACAAATGAGGCAGATCCCTAAACAACGGAATTGAAACAAACAAAAACTGGTTTTTCATCTGACGCAATAAGTAACTGAAATTCTCTATATGCTCCAAACTATCAAAAAAAGTAATTCCAGCAAACATTTCAATGCCTTGTTCATATGGATCATACCAGAGTTCGTTTTTGATTAACCATTCTTTTGCAACTGGATTTATGTCATATCCAAAACCATTCTCATATGTTTGTAAGAAAGAACCACAACCTATTCCAATATCCAAAATTTTCCCTTGTGTATATTTACGCACCAACTCCTTTCTAAAGGTACTGATCCTCCGACCCATTTCAGTTTTTGCATATCTTTCATACTTATTGAAGTAATCTTGATTGTATTTCTTTCCATCATCCACTGGATAGTATCCTATATTCTTCTCCGGAAACCAATTTAATGTATCCCCTAAATACTCCCGCAAACTCGCATCCACATTCTTATCCTACTCTTTTGAAAAAGATACTACTTCCCCTACAAAAGATTTGCTTAAACTTATTCTTATTCACTTCTTCATCTACCGCCTTCACAATTCCGGGGCACATTTTATTTTTGTAATCGTGGAATCCCAGAATACCGCCTACCGAAATTCGGTCTTCTAAGAATTCATAACCTAAAACAGTGGGTTTGTACAAATCCATATCCAACCAAGCAAAACAGAACCTCTTATCCTTCAATTGTGCTGGGAGCGTTTTTTCTATTAACCCCTGAATAGGAACTAAAACACCATTCAATTTTTCTTTGGCGATTTCCAATCTGAATTGTTCCAAAGTTATATGAAACCATCCTCCTTTCTTTAAGGAACTTTCAATTCCCGTTCCCTCATCTGTGTATGGTAAACCTTGAAAAGTATCGCACGCGTAAACTCTCTTGTTGAGTGACAAGTCATCTACCACACGCGCTAAGTGAAAAGAATTCTTCCCGGTTCCAACACCTAATTCAATCACATCACCCCTTACCTCCCTACTCATAATCATGTGATAAATGCAATATCTATTGAATACTTGCATTGTAGATTGCATCAGAAAATTATAACTCATGTCTAATAACACCTTCTATAGTACTCGTCTGGAGATAATTCCAATTTATTCACCAATTGCTTGCTACCAAGTGGAATGGCATAATAATTACAAACAAAGTAGATATACCTTCTTCGAGTTTCCTTATCTATACAAAATGCCTTTAGTTTCTCATACAAGTTTTCCACCATTACTTTTTCTTTCATTTGATGCACCAATCTTGCATCGTTACAGAAATGATACCCCATCGTAGCAAATTTCTTTCCTTTGACAAGTCCTTCAAAAATAGTAGTGGAAGAAAAAGCTGTGAAATAATCAAACGCGTTGAAAAGAGAATCAATATGCTCATCCACTTCAATCACATTCGAGTAATCACGGATGAAACCTACATCTGCCTCTTTCCGTTTCGCAAAAAATGTTTTGTAATGAGGATGATCCTTATATATGAAAGTCACTTCTGGATTACTCCTAACCACTAAATCTACATATTCTTGAAACCCACTCACACCTGGAAACAAACTATACTTCAAACTCATATCAAAAACTGTCTGACCAAACATGACAATATATTTCATTCCCTGTTTTAACTTGTATTTCTGATACAACTCTTCTTTCGATATAAACGGTTCTTGTGGAGTACGAGTATTTGAAGGATATTTTATCTTTTTGGAGCACTTAATCTTATCTATGTATCTAACAATTTCATTATCTGGTGTATATTGTAATCCTATTTTATCGAACAACAGTCGGTTATCAAAGAAAGCTTCTGTCCAGATATAGTTAATTCCATATTCCTGACAAATCTTTTCCAGAAAATCAGAAGAAGAATGCAATTTTTGAGCGATAATGACGTTGCAAAAATTACGTCTTGTCAAAAATTCTACTTGTTGCTTATTATTATCAGGCCTCCAAATAAACAAATCCCGAAATATCCCTCTGTTATTATCGTATTCCTCTGTGTTTCTTTCAATATCCATAATTGAAACAGTGTACTTTTTCGCTATATGTTTGTTTGTTGCAATCCGTGTATAGAAATCCCGCTGTTTACCTCCCAAACGGACAATTAATAAGTTCTCCTTTCTGTTTCTTAATTTCTCAAATTCTGTAATTATCCTATCTTCTTCAATATTTTTATTACAATCATGCTCATATTTCAAACAATTACAAAATGGAACGGGAGCAACATAGGCATAATTACTTAAATCCATACGCCGATTAGTGTAATTTTCAGGTTTATGATATCCACCGAAAATAAAGAAGGCCTTTTTACGCAATGCTATACAAAGAGGAATAAAAAAAGAAGGCCATGCTATCACCATATTCGATAGATACACTAATCCAACAGTAGTCCATATATCTACTGTATCTAACTTCAAATCAATTCCTTTCAATTCACCATAGTAATCATCAACCCCTGGAAATGTATCCGCTACCGAAATAAAACAATAATCATTCTTGTATCTATCTATCAACAATTGAATATATTCTGTTTTGGGCAGTCTTGTTTCCACTTTCCATTCTTCTCTCAAAGTAGGATATTTGATGATACAAACCGGCTTTGTAGATTTAATAGTGCCCAAAATCGACTGGGCACTCCTAATCCATTTTGGGTCAACAGGTAAATCATAATCAATCTTAGTGTTCTTCTCACCCAGCATTGTGTAATTCAACGCATCAAGAATATTCAATCCTTTCCCATAGTTGAATTTAGGCTTTTCAACTTGCGAGGGAGGAGTCACCCAAATTCGCCGCGGCTGTTTCATCAAATTCTTCATTTGTAGTCTTAGATGAGTCCTCGGCTTCACAAAGAAAAGATTCTTTGGTTTCTCATAGTATAATTCAGGGAACGCCGTTGACAAATACACCTTATCATATCTTTTTGTGGCCTCCATCACAAAAGGACGCATGTTTATTTGATCCCCAAAGCCGAAGTAATTATTATACCAGATTTCTTTCTTCTGCTTCGTCTTGCGGCGTGGAACACGAGTAACTGGAACAATCTGCTTCTGAAATGCCTTCGGCAACTCCTCTTCTGTAGTATAGAAGATTTGACCTGTCCTTATGATTTGTCCTCTCCAACGTAAACTTCCACCACCAATTTTCTTCCATCCACGTATCCTTGCATCGACAGTGGAAGATTTCATGTTAATTCTCCTCCAAGCGTTACTCTCTTGATGTCATCCTCACTGTACTCCACATACATCTCCTCAATCATCCCTGAATCTTCATATACTCTGAATTCATGTAGTTGTCCTGGTCGTACGGTGAAACATTGTCCCTCTGTCAATATCGTCTGCCTGCGCTCTCCATTCAACTCCTCTGTTACAATTCCTACTCTCCCCCATAACAAAACAAACAAATTATACTTAGCTACATGAGAATGCCAACTGCACCTGTAATTCGCCAGTAATTTCAAGAAGGAAGTACAATGAGTAGAATCTTGACGAATTATCCATCTCTCCCCCCATACTTTGTTTTGCCTATCCATTTTCCAACGTCTCCCTCAATCCAATCTTCGGAAAACAATCTATCTTACTGATAGGACTGAGATTGTATATTTCTATTCCCAACTCTTCCGCATCCTTCGCTATCACTGGAAATCCTTTCAAATGCTTTTGGAATGGTGGTTTTCCCTTTACCTGTTGCCCTGGGGGCATGTGTGAACCGTGCCAATGACTGTGCATATCTTCTGCATCCATAGTCATATCAAACCCTAACAGATTTATTCTCCGTACCCCCAAATGGTACGCCAAACTAATGGCAGCTGCGCCTGAATTCGCATTCCAAGAAACCTTTGAAGGATCAGAGGATATCCCTTCCCTTCTCTCCTTATCACGTTCAAGAAATTTAATACCTTCCATTTTGTTACGTGAACGGTTTGCGAATTTCTGATCACAACATACTTTCAATCCTGGCCATTCTGCTAACTTTATCCGGTGTTTCAAATACCAATGACTATCACCGAAGAACAGAATATCAACCCACGTTCCAAGCTGATATGCATTGTTAATTCCTATCACATGCCGATTATGGAGAGGTCTCATGTAATCAGAATACGCCGAAGGGGAAAGCCTTCCCGTGTATACTTTCTGTATCACCTCTGAAGGAACTTCAAATTCGTACGGTACGGAAGTTCCTCCCCCAATAATCCAGCACGTAGCACCTTCCCACAATCGGGGAACAGTCCAAATCATGCATTCAATTCCTCTACCAACTCTTTGGCAGCCTCTTCCCGAAGCCCTTTCTCGTTCATAACCTTACCCGACACAGAATTAACAACATCCCACCAACCTCCGGTTGAACGTTTCTGTGCTTTGTAGATTTCTTCAGTATCAGAAGAAGGCTCCCTTCTACGAGCGGTGAAAGGCTGTATGGGCTCAACTACTGTCTCTGGAATATCTTCCAGCGCAACTACCTGCTTACGAAAGGCAAGCGGAACTTCCTCCGGGCGTGCGGTAAAAACCTCATTTGGCTTTATAATTCTACCACGAATATACCGGAGGGAGCCCCCGCCTATTTTTCGCCACTGTATTTCTTTACTTTCACTCATCACAATCTCCTCTATTAGTTAACCACCAGCTTACGCAGCAAGTAACACGATACCGCAGTTCCCATCTTGGTCAGAACGAATCTGAGGAACCTGAATGGTCAGAACCTTGTACTTCGTGATAAACTTGCCTTCAGTCTGCCACTCAACATTCTGAATAGGCATACCCCTTACCAACCTAACAACGTCACTTGTCATCTGTACAAGTAGTACGTGATTTGCTGTAAGGGTATCCACTACCTTAACGTCCTTGATTCCAGCTATCTTCAGAATTCTTTCTCTGATGGTAGTTCCTGGGGTCGTAGTATCGTAATCCTCATCCAACACCGTTTCATATGCAGTTGGAATATACAGCATCCAAGGACCGTAATGTTTGGCATCAATACTGGCTTGTTTCATATCCAAAACATCTGTCAGAATCTGAGCTGCTGTTTTCCCCGAAGCATCCCAGTTTGCGCTGAGAGTCACTTCGTTGATATCCGGATAATTGAGATAAGAATAAATCTTATTCCTGGATCTATCATCCTTGGTTCCCCAAGCATAATCGGTATCCGTAAACAGCATCGATTCCAATTTCTCATTGACCTTACGAGCTGCCCTTTCAGCAGAAGTAGTATCCAGAGGATTACCCAACTTCCTACTGGCCTCAAGTACCCTGGCATTGATTTCATAATCCACATGAATTATCGGAATTGGAAGGTAATTGGTCTGATAGACAGGACGATCCCCTCTACTTCGGGAAACTCCGTCCATCGTCAAATCAGCCTCCATCGCATTCGATACATCATGCCACTCAAGTACCGTGGTACCCATTGCATTACCGAGGTCATACGTCAAACCATTTGCAATGAGATCCGCAACGCCATTCAAGCGAGTCTCACTCACCTTGAGAACGGCATCATCCAATTGTTTCCACTCATCTCTACGCAGCGTGGCGGCATTCACCTGCACAGCTTTGTAGTTTTTGGGATTCTTTATATCCCCGCCTGTATAGGCACGTCCATCTTTACCAAGCCATGGACGCATACTACCAGGGTTCAATCTTCCTTCCCCTGCCATATACGCTGCCACATCACCATGCACCTGTCCATTTCTCAATATTACATCGATCATTTGTCATTTACCTCCTCTTCATTGTTATACAACTCTGATTTTGATTCTGTCACTTGGATCTTCACCAGAAGAACCTGACATATCCAGATCCTCAAGTGCAACCCCAACTACAGAATCGGGATACGTAGCGCTTCCTGCAGATTCCGCATCAGCCTTCTGAAGATATCCATCTCCATGCGATTCCAGAATGTCACCAGTCGACACATTCTCACCATCAGCGAGAAAAGCATACACCTGATCACCTCTACCGGCAATCCAGCACTGTACTTGATCTCCCGCAGCATAGTCGTCGTCAATCCCATCACCCTCCAACTCATTTTCGAGGGCGAACATCTTCTCTGCAAACTGCCCAGCACTACTGTGCTTCTGCACCTTTCCCGCACTGGTCAACTCAATCAGCATCCCAGGGGTGATTGCTGCAGCAGCCTCATACTCTTCTATGACATCAGAGTATTTCTTCAACTTGATCGTATTTTTTGCCATCGCCTAAACCTCCTATAATTCATTGTTATTTTTTCTCTGCCTCAACTCCCGGTGGAAGAAGAATTTCCTCATCCGCATTCGTGGAGAATCCACCAGCAGCCCCTTCATAAGAAACAGGTTTCTTAATGGAATCCGCTGTTTTCTGCAGATCATCATCATCCTTTTTCTTCAGAGATTCTTCATCCCACACCTCATCTGCCTGATTGTCCAGAATATGCTGAATCAACTCCTGTCTATGTGCAGTATACAGCTTCTGTCCATAATTGAACTGCTTCTTCAACTCATCAGGCAGAAGCTCCTCGAAAGTCTTAATATCAGAAACCTTCTCCTTCAGAATCTTCATGGCGGCTTCCTCATTGACTTGGGGAGCCCCTTTCTTCAATTCTGCAATCTCGCTTTCCAAAGCAGTAATCTTTTCTTCCGCTTTCGCCTTATCCGCTTCTGCTGCTTCCTTTGCAGTAGTAGCTTCCGCATTTGTTTTGGCACAGGCAATCAACTTATCGACCTGTCCCTCTTCCAGTTTCTCCAACCACTCCTTATCATCCTCGGTGTATACCGAAGGAGCAATGGTCAGAAGCTCTTTTATTTTATCATTCATTGTATTACCTCCTATGTTGTTCTTTGTGTTCTTCGTTCTTTTCATAGTTACTACCTTTTTATACTTTATCTCTTTTACCACCTCCTCTCCATCATTACCAAATTGTACCTCGCCGTCTTTGATTCCATACGTTCTCTTGTAATACTTCTCTTTTCCATTCGTCTCCTTTCTGTAGATAAATGTACCATCATCATAAACCTCTTCAAGATAATGCGTATCCGTATCGTTGTCTAAGGAGTAAAGCTTGTCTCGAATCAGATTTATCGCCTCCAAAAGCCCTTCTGAGTTCACTCTTACTCCGCAACCATCTTGCCAACTACACGCCCCGGCAACTTCTGGCAACAATGCCAGATGATCCGGCCTGTAGTTTCTCGCAATAGCTATGTAATTCTCTCCGTTCCACTCACCAGGGGAAGGTTCATCATCTGAGAATACTCCAACACTAACATCCAACGGCTTCTGCTGCATGATGTAAGCGTACGCCAATGGAGATAACTGCTTTAGTTTATCTACCTCCACCCAAACTTCACCTTTCAATTTACCACCTTCCACCTTGCTGTTATACACTCTGCCGACTACCGACTGATCAATGACCTTTGGAGAGTTAGCAGATATCGGGTGTCCCCCCTCTTCCGGATGTCCTATCAATACTGGAATCCCATTCCACGCAGCGACAAACTTACTGAACTCATCTTGAGTATGAAGTAGCGGTCCCGCCGTCCCATTATGGACACCTTCTACCAACATGACTACTGGAATGACAAGGTGTTTCTTCCCTTGATGCGTCTCAGTCCGAATTGTATAGTTATTCGTTGTTAATACATCATATTGTTGATTCTTCATTTTGGCCCTCCACTGACTGTAACATACAGCTGCTCGCTGTTTGTTATCCGGATATTCCTTATTCATCAAATCATTTCCCATGCACCTGGAAATGAAAGCATCCTGTTTTTCACCCTTACGTGGTTTTGGTAGAGGCATCGCTTACTCCTATAACGATATTGTTTTGGTTTTCATTCTAAACCTCATGGCATTTTCTCGACAAGATCGAGATCAATGAAAGTTACCTCGGACTCCCCTGGAGCACCCATCATCCTACAAAATCCTCCAAGAGGTTTCTTATTCGTAGCTAACATATCATCTACCTTCATTGTATGTTCAACTTTGATGTGTCCTGCCCCTCCCGTCCATGCTCCAGCAGGATTCTTTGTCCAGCTTTGAATTGGAGTATCAATAGACCCCCCACGATACACCATATAAGGTTTCTCTTCATATTCCCACTTTATTGTTTCCCAGAAATCATCAAAATTATCAATTCCCTGTTCTGCAGCTTCCTTACGATAAAAATCCTCCCACCAGTCTTCACACTCTTTTCGTGCACGTTCAAGACGTAAACTTTTTCCTCTCTTCCATTCCAAGTATGCCTTCTCTTCCATATCAGCGGAACATCGTAAAACAGATCCAACTGCGCTATCTTTATCCAAAAAATGCTTTACAATCTCTTGATCTGCTTTCTTCTGTATACCTCCCGTAAGACCATGAGCCCGTAATAATGCACTCGCTTCTCGTATGGCCTCAGTGGAATGCCCAAGACGACGAAATTCCACGTTCCATTCCGGTCCTGCCAAAAGATTCAAAGGATCATATTGCTCATGTATTCTTGTCTTGATTGATACTGGAATTTCAAATCGCTCAATAGCGGCACCTTTTGGCGCCTCCGGGAGTTTGGGAAGTTTAGCTGGTGGTGCCATATCAACTTCTTTCACAACTAACTTAGTCAGTGGAATTTTCTTACCATGGAAATAACTATCAAACATGATTTGCTTTGATGAAACTACCCGAAACTGCGCCCCTGCCTGTTGTATTACCTCTTTTTCCACCTCAAAATTACCTAATCCAATTTTCTCTATGTCCACAAATTTAACTATATTATTTCTTTTTGAAACAAACTCTATCAAATACCCACCCTCATTCGCAAAACTACTCATGCCTTGTATATCTTTAGTCCAAGACTCTTTCGTAAGAAAAGAAAAAGAATTATCTTTTATCTTAACTTGCCCACGATGTGCAAACTTGAAAACCTTCCCTTCATAGTTAGCAGAACCATTGATTAATCTATTCATTGATGCATATTGTTTTTCTGCAATCGCGCGTTTTCTACTCTGTAAAATATCATTTCCTGTAAATTCAAAAGTATCCGCTTTTCCAACATCTGCATATTGATAATACCGAGTATATTCTTTCCCTTGTTTCCAATCAGCCACAGCCTCATGAATTCGGATACGTTCTGCTTCTTCTAAATTATCAATGAACTGTTTTGGAGAAGGTAATTCTTTTGGAACTTCAGGCACCTTCCCCACTTTCTTTTCTTCCTCCTTCTTCACGGGGATTGCTACACATCGACAATTTGGGTGGAGAGGTATCATATTCTGTATTTCATTCAGACTGAATACCTTACCTTCCAACGCTGCACACTCAGGGCATACCTTGTATCCGGCCGTCACCCACTCCGCTTTGACCTTTACTCCTTCAACCGCCCAATTTTTCATCTCTTGGATGTTTCCCTGATGATGAGCCCGTATCACCTCGGTTCTTGCTAAAGTCCGTGCTCTCCTCTCCGCTGGAATGAACCTCCCCAGTGTGTCTGTTATTCCAAGATCTCCTACCGGTCCTGATATTGTTCTGGTTAGTAATTTTGCAAGCTCCCTTGGATTCTTTCCATCTGCAATCCCTTGTGTGAGCACTCGGCTTATCTGAGTGTCCATCTGACTGGTGATGCCTTTTAACTCCTGAAAAACACGAGTGTACAACACCCCTACCCGATCCATATGGAAGGGAGTTGACATGCTCGCTGATATTCCACCAGTCTCTGATAAGGGAGGGACTTTATACCCAGCCCCTTTCATTTCCATCCGCGCCCGAATGACACCTCGTTGATATGAATCCTTGATGTACTTGTTTGTCCATGCTGTTTCGATGGGAGTTCCTATCTGTTGCATTGTCCCTACTTCAAGGATTCCCTTTGCCTCCTGCCCCTGTAACCAATTCATAAAAGCATTGACTTTCTGTTCAGACCGAGGAAACGCAAACGCCTTTCTACCCGGTAGGGAGAAATCAGGAGCTGCTAATGTTACCACCTTGAACTCTTTGTCGAGCATACCAAAACAATCTTGCTCTATGATAGCCCTACGGATTATTCCTCTCAACGCCCTGAACCGTTTATTCAAATCACGAACAAAAGCATTTCGTAGGTGAGTTGTCCTTGTCGGGTCGTACCGAGAGACAGCAGTCGCTTTCTCTTTCTGGGTAATGATCGTATCTATCTTTCTGGCTGGTAATGCCATGTTATTCTTCTTCCTCCTCCTGCCCTTCTTCTTCAACTCCAGCTTCTTGCAGCTCTGTAATCATATCAACTTGATCCTGGTCAAATCCTAAGAAATACTTGTAGAAGGCTTCCGGAGGAACAATCGACTCTGCCGTAGGCTGAGCTGCATACTGATTAAGCGCCTTTGCTCTTATTTCCCCAACCTCCGCCTTTTCCTTATCCGATTTCTCAAACATCGGTTTCCAAACTATGGAGTATCCTTCTTCTTCATCTTTCACAGGGGGAAGAATACCAAACTCCTGACATTTCCGGATGAAAGGTCTGAGGATTGTTCCTTCAACATAATTCTCTCTCCTCCCTTGTATCAAGGAATACCATGAGGTGATGTCTTGAGTACTGGCAAGCTCCCCTCTTTCACTTCCTGTCAGTATCCTCTTCGGTATCCCTGTTTGAGCGCTTATCATCTGAATCTGAACATCGACATGCTCACTTGGGTTTGCCACCTGTGTTTCTAAGGCGGACAAATCTATTCCGGTACTGATCAGAAACCTTCGCAGATTATGTTCGTATTCATCCAACTGATCCTGAAGATCCTCCTCCTCATCAGAAGTCAACATGTAATCTTTATCCACCTTCCCTTTGTATCCAGGCCTTGCTCCTCTCCAAAACATCTCAGCGGAACCACCTACTAACTTCTCCAGATCGAACAATCTATTATATATAGGAAGCAATCGAGAAGCGCCTTTGACAGTTCCCTCCAGAAGCTCCCCTGCAACGTGGAGAATTCGAGAATGATGTACCTGTAAACTTGTTGTCATATCAGAATCCGCCTGGGACAATTTCAATTCGTACATCACCGGCAAACCATATCGAGGATTCTGCGTATCAGTCTCCCACTGTACAATTGAAACACTCCCTTCACCCAGAGGACGTAAATATATCAATGGGGCGTTCTTTTCCGCAGGAGTCGCAAACTTTTCCTTGTTTGAAACATCACCTAATCCAAACAACAGAACGGCGTATTCCCCTATCCCTACAAGTTTATCTAACCGACACAGCTTCCCGATTACATCCAACCCCTCATCTTGAACCAAATTCTTCCAAGCCTTCTCCAGAGGGGTGTCTTCTTCCGTAGACTCTTGAATCAAGCATCCTCCCTGCCAGGAGGCATCTACCGGCTTATCAATCACCGCCCGAGCAATATCTTGCCTTTCGTAACGAACTGCGAAATCTCTGTAAGTAAGCGTTTTGGGGTATCCTAACGCCTCATAGATATCCCGATCAGTTCCGTACTGTTGGCCCAACTTTGCTGCAAGCTTTGCTCTGGACACTAATTCGGAAAGCGTCTTGATCCTATCAATCTGTGTTCGTAATTCTTCGGTACTTTTCTCAGACATTATTCAACCTTGTTACTTCTTTTTCTTTGGCGTAAGTTGTCGGCTTGTTCCTCTATTACCAACGCCACCGCCGGAACCATCCCTTCGGCGTTTACCTCCGCAAGCACCTCTACCCCCTCTTCCTGGGTTCCCTCTTCGAGCCATGATATCACCTCTTTTCTAACGTCTTCTACTACTAAACAACATTCCTGCACGTTTCTTTCTCACCAACTTGGAAAATGCCCCACTGGCACTATCCACCTGATCTTTGTACGTAGAGAATGGAAAGTTACGATGTTCCTCCTTGAAAGCGGTAATCCAATCTCCCCGCAATAACATTACATTACCATTGTTGATCTGAACCGAATAGGGATCTGCCCTAAACACCTTATCACCTGTTGGCCTATCCCCAAACGCAGAGAACCCCGCCAAATTAGTTATTGTAGCCTCCGCCGACTCCTTTCCTCCTGACCCAGGCTCCTGTTCTGTATACACCTGAACAGTTGTACCATCCGCTTCAGCGGTCTCTCTGATTATCTTTTCCCGTACTTCAGTCGACCACTGTCCTCTGACTACATCATGGACAATGAATTTACCATTTCGTAACGCAGACATCTTCGTACCTACGGTGAATGCCCCTTTTCCATCTGAGGCCGCCTTATCCCAATATCGGACAGTCTTAATGAAATTCACCGGAGCTGGAAGTTGGTCTATTATCTGAAAGTGGTCAACTTTAAACATACCGCCTTCAGGAGGGGTGGGGGATTGTCCAACCTGTCCGGCGTATCCATACTGTCCTAAATCCGCCTCCATGTCCTTCAATACATTCCAACTCATACGTTCCGGGTCTAACAAATCGTCCACGTAGTTTTTTGCAAGGTTGTCTGGTTTCAGAGTTTTTCTGTAATTACGAATTTCTCCTGGTAAACTGATATGTCGAAGATTGGTTTTCTGTTTGGCAAGAAGGTGTCCAGATGGATCGTTTTCGTGAAGTCTTTGCATAATCATGATGGTAGGAGTGATTTCCTTATCAATCTTCCTGGTAGATAATGTTTGATCCAACCACCTGTTCGCATTCGCAAGTTCTACCTCACTCACGGCCTTGTTCGGATCAAGAGGATCATCCACCAACAGTATGTGTCCATGAAATCCCGTCAATGTCCCTCCCACAGATGTACTGTATCTATTACCACCCAGTTTCATAGTACCATCAGGCATCACCTTTATAATTCTAAAGTTTGATTTCGTATCCTTATCCTGTTTAATCGATAACTCCGGGAAAATATTAGCAAATTTGGTAGAACGGATTAAATCTCTACTGTATTCTGCAGACTCCAATGACAATGCTGACGAATAGGAAGCAGTAATGAATCGCATCCAGTGCCAATTAATCCAACACCATACTGGAAACATTATTATGAAAGTTGTTGTTTTAGTTGTACCTGGAGGGACATTGACAATCAGGTCATGTTTCTTTGGTTTGTTCTGTGCCACCCTTTCTGCTATGGTTTGTAATTCATCACAGAACAGTTTGAGGTGCCAATTTGGTTTGAATGTATCATTAGAAACTTCGTTCCAGAATTCTTGCATGAAGAAATAGAGAGAACGTTTACAGAGAATCGCGGTAGCTTCATTGTAAAGAGGAGCGACCATAGAAAGAGGTGTTTCAGAAACGGTGAATTTGGTCCTCCGTAAAGACCTAACATCACCATACTGATTATTCTTCTGTAGGGGAGTCGTTTGTAACATCTTTTAGTATTTCTAATCCTTTCCGGAAAGCCAACAATTCTTCTGTAGTTTTGGTGGACAGATCCACTGTGATTTTTTTCTTACTATTCACATCAGCCTGGATGGGCTTTCCATCTGCTCCAGTGAGTTCAGTACGATTTGTTTCCCGCCATCCAGCCCGTGTTTTCAGATAGAAAATACGGGCAGATAGATTCCCTCCCTTAGCATCCTCCAATAATCCCTTAGCCACTTCTTGGATGGCCTTGGCCTTGCCTTTTCTATATGCTCTGTCAATCTCAGGATTATCCCTTCGCAGTCGTGTAAAGGTATTGGAAGAAATGCCAAAATACTCTGATATTTGTTCAACGGTCAAAACAGACGCCAGAGCTTCTACCTGATTGATTTGTTTTTGGGTGAACTCTATCTTACGGTTCATCTTTTTACATTCCTTCCCTTGTCCAAAATGATAAAGAAAAAATACGGAAAAATAAAGAAAAAAATAAAAAAATTTGAAAAAAATTGAGGAAAATCTATAACCTCTTGAAATTATTAAAGAAAAAAATTTTAATAATTATTAAAAAAAGCTTGATTTTTTCAAAAAAGTATATTATAATCGGGATAAAATTAAAGAAAAGGAGGAAAGGAAGATGGAAAAAGAAACAATAAATAAAGTAACAAACACATTGGAAAAGTGGGGAGCATATGACGTGGAATGGTCAAAATTACTTGGGTGGAGGTGGAAGCTTAGAAAAGATTCCCCAACTAGAGGAAAGGTTATAAGCCTTTATGCAACTTACATGGGTAACAAATTTGCCACCCATGTAAGTTGCAGTAGTTGGACCCTTGGCGAAACAAAAGAAATTATAAAATCCGCTACAGCAATTCAAGCCATTTTGGAAGAGTTAAAAGAGATTGATCCAGAACTGGTCGCCTTATAGGAAGCAGAGGAGGAAAGGAAGATGGAAATCAGAATCAAAGTAGAAGACAATATGGCAAAGGCAGAAGAAATCAAAGTAGTCGAAAAATTACACGATGCTTTCAAAGGTACTTGCAGCTATTTAACAGACTTTTTCTCAGAAGGTACTTGCAACTGGATAAAGGCGCAAATCAGAGATGATTTCAGTTGTGATATTTTCCCTTACATTGTTGAGGAAAATGCTGATGAAATCAGAAGCCTCACTGAAGAACGCGACAAGATCGTCGATGAAGTGGGGAGAATGGATAAACAAATTAAAGATTTGCGCAGACGCGAAAATTTGGCCAAAGAAAAAATTATCGAAAAACAAGAAGAGATATACAATTTAGAGGCCAAATTAAGTAAACAGCATAATGAAATCATTCAGTTGAAGGCAGAACTGTATGATCTGATAAAAAATAATATGAAATAATCTTACAGCTGTCCTATCGGCTTGACGGGGAAGAAAGGAGCTGACAAATGTCACAAAACCTGGAAAGAAGCGCCCAACTAATCAAAGAGAATAATGGGAACCCCATCATAAAAATCACCTTTCCCTTCAACAGAGACGATTTGGATCATGTCAAAACACTATCAGGTCGAAAATTCCATGGTAGCCAATACCCAAAGTTTTGGACATGCCCCTTGAAGGTGGACTCCGCAGAAAGCCTGAAATGGTGGGGTTTCAAATTGGACCAGGAATTAGAAGCCTTCTTAGAAAAGAAAAAACTTCACGTAAATCAGGTGGAGGAGATTCAAATCCCAGGGCTTGGAGGAAAACTTTTCCCATTCCAGAAAAAGGGAGTTGCATTCATCGAAGCAAAAGATGGAAGAGCATTGATTGCTGACGAGATGGGATTGGGAAAAACCGTACAAGCATTAGCATGGTTACAATTGCATCCAGAAAAACGACCAGCAATAATTGTTGTACCAGCCTCCCTGAAACTTAACTGGGAAAGGGAAGCACGAGCCTGGATGAGCAATCCTAAAACACAGATATTATCTGGAACAAAAACAGACATCCCCCTTACTGAGGATATCATTATAATCAATTACGACATTCTATCTGCCTGGGTAGGAAAATTACAACAATACAATGCTCAGGTACTTATCACAGATGAGTGCCATTTCTACAAATCAAACACCGCCAAACGTACCAAGGCAACCAAAATGCTCGGCAAGAAAATACCACACGTAATTGCCCTATCCGGAACCCCAGTAGTTAACCGTCCTGTGGAAATGTATAATGCCTTGAAACTGATAGATGATACAGTTGTTCCTAACTTCTGGATATACGCTCAACGGTACTGCGGAGCCAAGCATAACGGGTTCGGATGGGATTTCTCAGGTGCTTCCCATACAGAAGAATTACATGAGAAACTGGTAAACACCATTATGCTGAGACGGCTCAAGAAAGACGTTCTCAAAGATATGCCTGACAAGATATATTCAATACTTCCAATTGAAATTGATAATCCTTCAGAATATGAACATGCGGAGTGGGACTTCATCTCCTGGGTTTCAGAGAACAAAGGCGAAGGAGCTGCAAAGAAAGCATCTAACGCAGAAGCATTCGCTCAGATAGAAGCATTGAAACAACTGGCAGTCAAAGGAAAGATGAAACAAGCGGTGGAGTGGATTGAAAACTTCCTCGATATAGATGGGAAGCTGATAGTATTTGCCACACACAAAAACACCATTGATACACTGATGCAAAAGTTCGGGAATAGAGCAGTGAAAGTAGACGGTTCCGTTTTCGGGCAAGCCCGGCAGGATACTATTGACAGATTTCAAAACGATAAAACCTGCCGGTTGTTCGTTGGTAACATCAAGGCAGCAGGCGTCGGCATCACCCTCACGGCGGCCTCCAATGTAGCATTTCTGGAACTGCCATGGACCCCTGGAGAACTAACTCAGGCAGAAGATCGTTGCCATAGAATAGGACAGAAAAATGCAGTCAATGTGTATTATCTGATTGCATCTAATACGATTGATGAGAAAATTGCCCGAACGTTAGATAGCAAAAGAAAAGTCTTGGATAGCGTGTTAGATGGAAAAGAAACAGAGCAAGAAAGTTTGCTCTCAACATTAATCAATGAATATAAGGAGGAAGGGAAATGAGAGAGTTATTTATCAGAAGTTATCCTTTTGATGGGCTTGCTGAGAGGCTCATGAAAAAGGAAAGAGAGGATAGGATCAAGGAAATCCTCTTCGAAGACGCAACATACGAGGAGGATGTAAAAACTACTTATGAAGGAGAAAAGGAGGAAGAAGATGAAAAATACAGTGTATGAAACTTTCCAAGCAGGTCCCAGAAAGGGACAACCTAAAACTTTAACAGACCAAGTAATCAAGTTTCTCACAGAGGAGTTAGAATTCGTAGAGAAACCTTCCAAAAGCAGGTACAGACTGTTTGTAAAAGGCGACCGTCGGTCGATACCATGTAGGAAAAGCCGGAGCCGTCCGAGCCGGTAGAACAGCCTCAAATTCTATCAGCCTTACCGGAAGCGTACATGCCAATATGAAACTTTGGGAGTACAAAACAGGAAAGACAGGAACATCAGAATAATGAAAAACTATCTGTATCTTGGACAATTCAATTGGTATGGAGAAATCTTCAAAGTTTGGAAACACGCCCCGAACGCCGATAAAGCGTATTTCCTCATGATTAAGGAACTAAACCAAAAGATAGAAGTCTCCGAATACAAATTAAGACAGTATTTCAATGGAGATGTTGACAATTATAAGATAGAAAAGAAAAGGAGGAAAGTATGAAAGATTTAAATTTGATTAGAAAGGTAGCATGGAGTTTTGCTAAATCAACAGGACAAGAATTTGATGAGTTATTTTCAGAGGCCACATTATCATACATGGAAGCCTTACAATCCTACAATCCAGAGAAGGCAAAACTAAGTACATGGGCAGTAAAAATCATGACAAACCACCTCATTACATTCTGCGCGAAACAAGAAATCTGATGTTATCGCGGGACAGGATGACATTGAAAGTGAATACCTATTCAAAGAGTGGATTTTGGGTCTCCCACAAGACCTTCGATTGATCTGTAAAATCATTTTCGATGCTCCTGAAGAAATCCTTGACAAATCTCCAAAAGCTTCCAGAGGGAAACTTGTAAAGAAACTACGTTCTCTGAAATGGAGCTGGCCGCGAATATGGGATGGAATACGGTCTATGAAAACAGCCTTAAATGAAAAAGAGGAATTCAGTATAATATAGTATAGTAAAGGAGAGTAGAATGGAGACAATCAAAGAAATATTGATGAATAGAGATGCCTTATC